ACTGGCGGCATGGCAACCCAATCTGTTTACAATTACTGTCGTCAACGTCAAGGGCTAGGGGTTATTGGAATCAAAGGAAGTAGTCAATCAGGAAAGCCAGCAATCGGGCGCGGTTCACGGGTTGATCTTAATTACAGAGGCAGGGCAATTAAAAAAGGTGTGATTGTTTATATGGTTGGTAGTGACACGATTAAAGATGTTTTATTTGCTCGTTTAAAGTTCAATAATAAGCTTCATTTCCACGCACAAACTACAGAAGAATGGTTTAAACAATTTACAGGTGAAAGACGGGTATTAAAGAAAAACGGTAGAGGTACGGAATACGTTCAAAAGAAAAATCAAAACGTTGAGGCTCTTGATTGCGCCGTGTATGCTTTTGCTGCTTTGAATCATTTATATCAACGACACCCACGCGGTAAAATTTACGAAATATTCGATAAAAAACGCTTAAATTCGATTAAATCAGATAAAAGATCCTTAATTGACGCTAAACTAGATACGTCTGCGAAGCAAAGTTATGTCACTAATTGGTAAGGGATATGTGGATTTCTAAGATTCCGGCGATTGTCGCGGCGGGTACAACTATTACTTGGCGTGATGACGACACGACTGTTCCATTTGATCAACACGCTACAAGCACTGACTGGACCCTGAAGTATTACCTAAGAAGTTCAGTTGCTGGCGCTCATACGGCAACAGCAACGGCATATAACAGCGGATGGCAAGTCACGATCTCAGCAACCGATAGCGCTGGTTTTGTTGAAGGTGATTGGAGTTATGAAGCGGTAATTACGAAAGGCAGTGAGAAGTTTCGGATTGGTCAGGGACAAATCAAAGTAAAACAAAGTCTTGCTTATACAGGAACAACGCCGGGAGTAATAGAGACAAGATCACAGAACAAGATCGACCGCGACAATATCAAAGCAGCGTTAAGGAAATTTGCGGATGGGATGCAGGAATATTCGATTGGCGGGCGTACCTTCAAGAGGTCAAATATTTCAGATTTGCATAGTGAATTAGACAGGTTAAACGCAATTGTCATGCGTGAAGATATAGCGGAAAAAGTGGCGCAGGGCTTAGGTAATCCAACTAGATTCTTTGTTCGTTTTTAATCATGGGATTTTTTAATCAAGCTATTTCCGACGTTTTCAAATCCGAGCCAGAAGTTAAAACAATGCCTAAGCAACTAAAGCGAAGTTATGAAGGCGGGAGGGTAAGTCGTTATAACTCTCGTTGGATGGCATCAGCCAATAGCGCTGATACTGAATTACTAAGTAGCTTAGATAAATTAACGGCAAGGTCACGGCAACTATGTAGGGATAATTCTTATTGTCGTCAAGGTCAAAGGAGTTTTGCGTTAAACGTGATCGGTCAGGGCGTGAGGATGCAAGCGCAAACCCGCATGAAACGCGGCAGTAAATTGGATAAGAAAACAAATGACTTAATAGAAGGAGCATTTAAAGAGTGGGGCCGATACGATTCTTGCTCGGCTAACGGTCGTGATTGTTTTGCAGATATTCAGTTAATTATTGCCAAGCAATTATTTGAGGCGGGTGAAATTTTCGTGAGGTTAATTAAAAAACCTTTCGGGCGTTCATCAATACCTTTGGCACTTGAATTGTTGGAGCCAGAGCAATTAGACAGCACCTATAACGGTAATACAAAAAGTAAAAACAATACTTGGCGAATGGGAATCGAACGCGACCAATTTAATCGCGCCGTTCGTTATGCGTTTTATAAGAAGCACCCCGGCGATGATTCGTTCCCGACTCCAATGGGAATTAAAAGGCACATGCTTATTAATGCTGATGAAATAATTCATCTTTTTGTCAGTGACCGCGCCTCCCAGACAAGAGGCGTTTCTATGCTTGCGCCTGCGTTGGAAGCAATGCACCAATTAGCGGGAATGACCGAGGCGGTTTTAATTAAGCAAAGGGCAAGTTCGGCTCTTATGGCGTTTGTTCAAACGAATGACCCTGACGGTTTAATAGGTGATGGCGAAGTCTATGAAAACGAAAGAGTCTCAACCTTTGAACCCGGAAAATTTGTTTATCTCAATCAAAACGAGTCGATTCATGTTCCTGATCTAGATACTCCAGCGGGAGAATTTGAACCATTTAATAAAATTATTTTGCGTTCGTTAGCTAGTGGATGTGGGGTTTCTTATGAGTCAGTTAGTAAAGATTTTAGTGAGACTAATTACAGTTCGTCGCGTTTAAGTCTGTTAGAGGATAGAGATCACTACAAGATGATTCAAAAGTATTTAGAAGAAAGATTTTTACAACCTTTGTTTGATTTATGGTTAGATCTTGCGGTGCTAAGTGGAAATTTAGATTTAGGTAATTATGATTTAGATCCTGATAAATATAAAAAGGTACGTTGGTTATTTAGAGGCTGGGCGTTTGTTGATCCACAGAAAGAAGTAGCGGCAGCAAAAGAAGCCGTAAAAGCAGGCTTTAAAACTCAGGCGCAAGTTATTAGCGAATTTTCATCATCGGATATTGAAGAGTTTTTACCAGCTCGGAAAAATGAAGTAGAACAAGCCGAGCAATTAGGTTTAACGTTTGATACAACTGTTAGCAGTATGAGCAATACGCCTAAACAGCAAAGTGAGGGTAATATAGATGAAAATGACTCACAGCCCAATGGAAAAGAAACGTGATTTAGAAAATCAAATACAACATCGATCCGAATCAGTTGAGTTTGAAGTTAAAGAGGATAAAAGAACTTTAAGTTTTCCGTTTAGTTCTGAAGAGCCTGTCAACCGTGGCGTTTTAGGAAATGAAATCTTAGACCACGGAAAAGACTCTATCAACTTTGAAAGGTTAAATTCTCAGGCTCCTTTATTACTGAATCATCAGCCAGATAAAATTATTGGAGTGGTTCAAAGAGGTTGGCTTGACTCGGAAAAGAGGCGTGGGATGGTTGAGGTTAAGTTTGCAAATAACGCATTAGGTAAGGAAACCTTAGAGATGGTTAATGACGGAATACTTAGGAATGTATCTGTAGGTTATTCAATCGAAAAAACGCAAGAAGAAAAAAATCGTGATGGCTATTTTAGGGCGGTTGACTGGACCCCCGCGGAGGTATCGGTTGTAAGTATCCCTGCAGATTTCCGGCAATCAGGAATAGGAAGAGCAAAAGAAAATGTACTCAATACGTCTAAACAGCAAGAATCAAGTAATATGACAACAGAACAGCGTGAAAGCGCCGTTGCGTCTCCTGACGCGCCACAAAGTAAACCTTCAGAAACAAAAACTGAAATGACTGACACACCCGATTTGACCGTGGTGCGTGATGAAGCTTCTAAAAAAGCGGCTTCAGATGAGCGCAACCGCATTAGAGAAATTTCTGTGTTATGCGAAAGGCATCAACTAGGTAATGAGTTGAAAGAGACTCTTATTAGTGATGGTACTTCTATAGGCGAAACAAGAAAGATCGCATTAGACAAGCTTCAAGCAAAGCCAGTTGAAACAGTCGAGCAAATCGATTCAACTGAAACTAATGACATCGGTTATAGAGGCATTGAAGATTCAATGTCATATCTTTTGTATGGTAAGGATCATTCAAGAGGAGCCGGCGCAGCATCTGAAGTTAGTGAGGAAGTATTAAAGAGAGGCGGTGTTCAAAGAACATCTGAAAGATCTGTCTTTATTCCTTATGGCGCATTAGCACCTAAAAACTTAAGAGCTACATATAACACTGGAGCCAGTGGAACAGGAGGAGCGCTAGTTGGAACTGACTATTTACCAGAGCGTTTTATAGAAACATTGCAGGCAACTAGCTCTGTAATGGCTATGGGCGTTACTGTTTTGCCGGGCCTAGTCGGTGACGTAAGTATTCCAAAAAGAGATACAGACGCGACTGCTTATTGGCTCACGAATCAGACAACCGCAATTACTCAGAGTGAGAGCACATTCTCAAATGTGTCATTAACTCCTAAGCGTGTAGCGGCTTATTCCAAGTGGTCAATGCAAACTGAACAGCAAGCATTACCAGCAATTGAAGAGCTTTCTAGACGTAACTTGATCACTAAAATTGATCAGGCTAGGGATCTCGCAATTCTCAACGGATCGGGTTCAGGCGGCCAGCCCGAAGGCGTTTTGAATACCACTGGAATCGGAAATATTGCTCTAGGAACTAATGGAGGTTCGGTCAGTTTAAATAAT